CAGCCCGTCAGTTTGCTATACGTCAATCAACCGACCCTGCACAGGTAGACGATGAAATCAACATAAAGGTTGAAGACTTCCGTGCAACAGCACTTGCTAACGGTTTTACGTTTGATGATGCAACGTTACGTAAACTAGCAACCGATTCAACAAAGTACGGTTGGTCAGCAACACAAACACAGAACGCCGTAGGGTCCGAGGCTGTAGCCCAAGCACAAGGTCGTGGCGCACAAGGCATGAAAGACTTACGGTCTGGAACGTTGGGGCAGAATCTTCGCAAGATTGCTGCTGGATATGCACAGAAACCATCTGAGTCTACGTTTGATCAGTTCGTGATTGAAATTATGAACGGCACCAAAACTGAGACACAGTTCACCGATGCTATGCGGGAGTCAGCAAAGAGCCAGTTTCGTTCCTTGCAACCTGGTCTTGACAAGGGTTCAGACGTAGACACTTTACTTGCAGGCTACAAACAACAGGCTGCTCAAGTACTTGGGACTGCTGTTGATACGTCACAGATTGACTGGACTTCCGACAAGTGGAACAAAGCACTGAACTATCGTGATGAGAAGACAAACGAATACCGTCAAATGGATTTGTGGGAATGGAACAAGTATCTCCGTACCCTCCCTGAATGGCAGAATACTGATGATGCTAAACGGACGTACCAGAATGTTGCGTATTCTTTGGCTCAAGGATTTGGAAGGATGCCACAATGAGTGCTCGTGATGATGCTCTAACTTTGCTTAATGAATTTGGTTTGGGTGCTCTTATAGACAAACTTGATGCAGCAATCAAGGATGACCCTACACAGTTCCAGACACAGTTCGCTGCTGAGAACGCTATGCGTGTTATCCGAGACACCCCTGAATACAAGACTCGTTTTAAGGGTCTTGAGTTGCGTTCTAAGGCAGGGTTCCCCCCTATCAGCGAGAGACAGTACGTCCAGATTGAGGATGACTACCGTCAAGTTCTACGCACCAATGGTATGCCTTTAGGCTTCTACGACAGTCAACAAGATTTTGAGAAGTTCATCGGTAACGACATTCGTGGCGACGAACTCAACACCCGCATCCAAGGTGGCATCCGTGCCGTGCAAGAAGCCGAACCTGGAACCGTAGCAGAACTTAAACGGTTGTACGGTTTAGGCGATGGTGACATTGCAGCGTTCTTCCTAGACCCAGAGAAAACCAAAAACACTGACGTTGTACGTCGTGCCGAAGCAGCCCGTCGTGCCACCGCAGCAAGAGAACAAGCAATAGAAATCAGCAGGCAACAAGCAGAAGAACTTGTTAATCGTGGTGTCACCCAATCGGTAGCACAACAAGGTTTCACAAACATCTTAGAAAGCCAACAACTGTTCGGCACAACCACAGCAGAAGCAGCAGCAGGTGAAACCGCCATCAGCCAAGCAGAACAAATTGCTGGCACCTTTGGTACTAACGCAGCAGCCCAGCAACGTATCGCCACTCGTCGTCGCAAACGCACCGCAGAGTTTGAACAAGGTGGTGGGTTAGCAGCAACACAACAAGGTGTCGTCGGTCTTAGGACAGTAGGACAATAGTTGCATAGTACAAATAATGTGCTAACTTATACACGAGGCTGAAAGCCAGAACCCACAGGTAACCCCCGTAACTGTGGCGTACATATCGGGGTGTAACCAACGTAGCCACCTAAATCCTCCGTTTAGGTGTGGACTTAAGGAGAGTGCCATATGTCTAACTTTGAAGAAGAATTCTACGAAGACGACAGCGACCAACCACCAAGCCAGAACCCTGTTCGGGCACAGTTGAAAGCGCAAGAGAAAGAACTCCGTGAACTGCGCAAGCAGGTAGCGGAATCCCAAGCAGTCCAGAAAGAAATGGCGTTTGTGAAAGCAGGCATAGACCTGACTTCCCCGATGTCAAAGTATTTCATTAAAGGCTACGACGGGGAACTTACTCCCGAAGCAATCAGGTTGGCAGCAGAAGAAGCACAGTTGATTACGCCCCAAGTTTCACCAGAAGATCAGGCTGAAAAGCAAGGCTGGAAGCAAACCAATAGGATTGCTGCTGGCAGTGAAGTCTCACCTCCTCCTGCTTCTTGGATTAAACGTATTCAGGATGCTGCGTCTAAGGATGAAGTCTTTGCAATTTATGAGGAAGCATCGGCACAAGGAATTGAACTTTAACCTCACCCCTCTTTTGTAAAGGAATAACCCAATGGCTGATTATTACGCAGCGACTACTGGCACAAGCCAGTTGACAACCGACCAGGTTGCATTTGAAAAGTTGGCATACTTCGCCCTTCGTCCAGAACTGTACTTTGACCAGTTCGCAGACGTTCAGGCAACGAACGCTACCAACCCAGGTGCATCAATCAAATTTACTATCTTCAACGATATGGCAGCAGCAACTACCGCTTTGTCTGAAACTGAAGACGTTACTCCTGTAGCAATGAGCGACAGCCAAGTAACAGTTACGCTTGCCGAATACGGTAACGCAACTGTAACAACCGCTAAACTCCGTGCTTCTTCGTTCCTCCCTGTTGACCCTGTAGCAGCAAACGCTGTTGGGTATAACGCAGGTTTGAGCATTGACACGATTGCTTCAGACGTACTTAAGGCTGGAACAAACGTAATCTACGCAACGGGTGGTGCTGCAACAGCAACCAGTCGTGTAACGATGGCAGTTGACCAGACCCTCACCGCTAAAGATGTTCGTCGTGCAGTAGCACAATTGCGTGGAGCAAACGTGCCAACCATTAACGGCAACTACGTTGGCTTCATCCACCCAGACGTTTCGTACGACCTTCGTGGCATCACCGATGCTTCAGGCTGGCGTGACTCATACAAGTACACCAACGCAATGCCAATTTACAACGGTGAAATCGGCATGTTTGAAGGTGTACGTTTCATGGAATCACCACGTGCTCCTATCTTCACCAACGTCTTCAACGGCGCAGGTGCAGCGGGCACAGGCGACTCCTATGCAACACTCATCATGGGTTCGCAGGCTCTCGCTAAGGGCATCTCCCTTGGTGGCGAGTACGGTGCACAGCCAACGATTGTGTACGGTAACATCACCGACCTCCTCAAGCGTTTCCGTCCAGTCGGCTGGAAGCACTTTGTTGGTTACGGTGTGTTCCGTCAAGCAGCACTTCGTCGTATTGAATCTGCTTCAAGCATCGGCACAAACGCTTCGTAAGAAGCCCCGCCCAGAGCATCAGCCCTCCGCTTCGGCGGGGGGCTTTTGCTATTGTGGGGTCATGGCAACATTCAAAACCCCAACAGACCCATTCGTGTTTTGGGCTGAACCAGGTGAAACGGGTATCTTCCGTTATATGACTCCTGGTGCTCGTGGAAGAAATGTTTTCAAATTAACTGATGGTTCTTTTGTTGAAGAACAACCATACTTGGATACTGACATTGCTATCATCTATCATGGTGGACACATCCACGATTTAAGTGCACAGGAAGAAGCAGACTTACGTGCTGCTGGATACGGGGATTACATAACATGAAACATAGAGAGACACACCCTAACCTTGACGTTGAAGGATGTTTCGGTTGCAGAGTTTCTTTAGTCCATGTTGGACCTAACTCCACTACCACTCGTGGTGCTGCCGTAAGTCAGACAGAACAGAAGGCTCGTGGCTGGGACAAAGATATGCCTGCGTACCGACGGTTACGTAAGCAGGGTTATCAGCCTCGCAGCATTGATGGCTCTGCCCGTCTTGAGGCTACTGCTACTAGCGCAGCCCAAGTTGAAGGTCGTCCCGACATTGAAAAACTTGTTGCTAGAGGAGTAGCAGAATGACTATTGAGTATCGTGGTGAAAAGTTTGCGGGCTACAACAAACCTAAAGCAACACCGAAAGCAGGCAAGTCTCATGCTGTGCTCGCTAAGGAAGGCGACAAGGTGAAGTTGATTCGGTTCGGTCAGCAGGGTGTCAAGGGTTCCCCTGATGGTTCCGCCCGCAATGATGCTTTCAAAGCCCGTCATGCCAAGAACATTGCTAAAGGCAAAATGTCTGCTGCATATTGGGCAAACAAAGTCAAATGGTGACCTGCTAGTATTCGGGTTATGGCTGCACCTTTAACAGCAAACCTCACTTTTGTGCGTGGAGACACCTGGCAGTTCCAGGTTGTCATCACTTCCGATGAAGCAGGGGTTACCCCTGTAAACATTACTGGTTACACGTTCGCTGCACAGTGCCGTACCGCCCCTGACATTGCTGCTATCTCTGGTACTGCTACTTGTACGGTAACTGACGGTGCTGCTGGTGAACTGCTTGTCTCTTGGTCTGCTACCACTACTGCTGCTATTAGCCCTGGCTTGTATTATTGGGACTTACAACAGACTGCTGGTGCCTCTGTAACAACTATCATGGCTGGTCAGATTACGGTTCTTGCTGACGTAACACGGTAGGGCTGTGGAACGTTTCGTTATAGCCCAAGTAACAGACACGGTTACTCTTTATCAGCAGGACAATGTTTACCGCATTGTTAAGGCTGACCCTTCTTTGCCGATGGAATATGGGCAACGTTTTGTTTTAGTTACGACTAGCACTACTGGTCCTATCGGTGCACAAGGTCCACAAGGGTTTCAGGGTGCACAAGGATTTCAAGGTGCCCAAGGTTTCCAAGGTGTGCAGGGACCTCAGGGTACTCAAGGTTCACAGGGCTTCCAAGGTTTCCAGGGTGCTCAAGGTTCACAGGGACCTCAAGGGGTGCAGGGTGCGACAGGTTCGCAGGGTGCTACTGGTCCACAAGGTACACAAGGTTTTCAAGGGACGACAGGCGCTCAAGGTCCTCAAGGTTTTCAAGGAGCAGTTGGTACACAAGGCGCTACAGGACCACAAGGACCTCAGGGTACGCAAGGTTTCCAAGGGGCAGTTGGTGCTCAAGGACCGCAGGGCTTTCAGGGCGCTGTAGGTCCACAAGGTCCACAAGGATTCCAAGGTGCTGCATCTACTGTTGCTGGTCCACAAGGTAGCCAAGGTCCACAAGGGTTTCAAGGAGCAACGGGTGCGCAAGGACCTCAAGGGTTCCAGGGGTTCCAAGGGGCAACTGGTGCTCAAGGTTTCCAAGGTGCTCCTGGTAGTACTGGTGCGCAAGGTGCAACAGGCAGTCAAGGTCCTCAAGGGTTCCAAGGTTTTCAAGGAGCAACTGGCGCAACAGGCGCACAAGGACCTCAGGGATTTCAAGGATTCCAAGGCGCTACGGGTACGACTGGTGCGCAAGGTCCTCAAGGGTTTCAAGGGTTTCAAGGGGCGACAGGTAGTCAAGGAGCCACAGGTAGCCAGGGACCTCAAGGCTTCCAAGGGTTTCAAGGCGCTACAGGACCCCAAGGTGTTGAGGGTGGTACAACCACGCTGACAACTAAAGGTGATATTCTCACTAGGTCTGCTTCAGCGTTAGCCCGATTGGGTGTTGGAACAAACGGTTACTTTTTGAAGGCTGATTCAACACAAGCAACAGGTTTGGTTTGGTCTATAGCCAGTACTGACCCGATGAATGACTCAAAGTTTACTGCTTTGATTACGATGGATGTAGGAGTTTAAATGGCTACAGGTGACAGAGTTGAAACACGGCTTATAGGTCCGTCACAGTTGTCTGCTACTGATGCGGGTTTGGGTACGGCTGCGGTAGCGACTAGCCGTGAACACATTATTAAACAGATTATTTTGACGAACACTTCGGGTACTGACCGTCTAGTTTATTTGGGTATTGGTGGGGCTGCTACCGGTGGTGCTACATCTAGGTTTCTTTCTGCGTTGCCTATCGCAGCGTACGACACGATTGTGTTGGATACGGCGTTGGTGTTGGTGGCTACGGAACGCTTGTGGGGTTATGCGGATGCTGCAAGTGCTGTGAACATTATTGTTACGGGTTGGATTAAAGAAGTCTGATGGGTATTTCTTCGTCGCTTGGTTCGTCGGCTTTACTGCCTGCTGGGTTAGGTTTCCGCAACACGCTGACTAACGGCAGTTTCTCGGTTGACCAACGCAACTCTAGTGCTGCACAAACAATCACTGCTGCTGCTGCATTGGCTTATACAACTGACCGTTGGTATGCGTATTGCACAGGAGCAAACGTGACCAGTCAACGTATCGCTGGTTCCGCACCGTTCCAATACAACCACCAGTTCACAGGTGCAACATCCAACACTCTGGTTGGGTTTGGGCAACGTATTGAGGCAGCAAACAGTTTTAACTATGCAGGGAACACAGCAACTTTGTCTGCGTATATTAAATCTTCTTCCTTAACGAGTGTTACATGGACTTTGTATTATGCGACTAGCACTGATTCATTTGGCACGGTTGCTTCACCGACACGTACTCAAATTGCTACAGGTACGTTTACTATCAGTTCTACTTTGACTCGGTATTCAGCACAGTTTGTTGTCCCTGCTGCTGCGACTACTGGTTTGGAATTGGTGTTTACTACGGGGGCTTTGGTTGCTTCGCAAACTTTGGTGTTTGCTGGTGTGCAGTTAGAGCAGAACTATCAGGCGACCCCGTTTGAACAACG